AAACGGTATTGCCAAGCTTTTCAACAAGGCCCCGAGGAACGCGGCCGAGGCCCGCGCTTACGAACCTGAAGCCCGCGCCCAAAGCATTGGCACCAATTCGGCCGGTGGGTTTTTGGTGCCAACTACTCTTTCAACAACCCTTGAGCAGCAATTGCTAGATTACGCAAATGTCCGATCCGTTGCTCAAGTTTTGCGTACGGCTACGGGCAACCCGCTTGATCTCCCGGTTTGCAACGATACCGCAAACAAGGGTGAAATTATCGCGGAAAATACGGCGTTCAACGCTCAGGATTTTACATTTAGCAAGGTAAGCCTGAATGCGTACAAGTACAGCGCAAAGCTTGTGCTTGTCAGCGTTGAACTGCTTCAGGATTCCGCTATTGACCTTCCGGCTTTCCTAGGCCAAGCCCTTGGCGAAAGAATCGGCCGCATTCAAGCCGATCATTTCACGACGGGAACCGGCGCAAGCCAACCACAGGGAATTGTTACCGGATCAACCAAGGGCGTTGATGCAGCAAGCCCAACGGCCCTTGCGGTTGATGATCTTTTGGGTTTGCTTCATAGCGTTGATCGGGCGTACCGAACCAACGGGGCTTGGATGGTTCACGACTCTATTTTGCTTGCCATCCGCAAGCTGAAAGATTCCCAACTGCGCCCGATCTTTACCGAAAGCTATCGGGAAGGCGAACCGGATCGCCTTTTGGGGTATCCGGTTATTGTGAATAATTCAATGGATTCGACCATTGTTGCCACTAAGAAAACCGTTCTTTTTGGCGACTATTCCAAGTTTGTCATTCGGGATGCCCAGGATATCAACATTATCCGCATGGATGAGCGTTACGGGGAATACGGCCAAGTGGCTTTCACGGCTCTTTCCCGTTCCGACTCTAAGGTGCTTGTTTCAGCCGCCATCAAGCACATTCTCCACTAATCTAGGGGGTTTTATGCGCGTCCAACTTCTCACCTGCCTTGCCAACCCGATTAACTTTATTGATGCCGGGGAGGTAATAGAGGTAGGGGAGGATGAGGGCGCGCGCCTCATTGCGGCCGGGGTGGCTATTGATGTTGCCCCGGCCCCGATTCAAAAAGAAATTCCCGAAGAAAAAGCAAGGAAAACGCGGGAGAAACGCTAATGTCATTGGCGGTTGTCACTCCTCCCGTTGCGTTGGCCGTTCCGTTAGCGGATGCAAAAACCTACCTACGGGTTGATGGCTCAAACGAAGATTCTTTGATTGCCGGATTGATCCAAGCCGCTACCGATCACATAGAGCGCACTACTCGGCGCACATTGATTTACACCACCTATCGGCTAAGGCTTGATACATTCCCCGATGGCCCGATTAAGCTGCCCCGTAGCCCGGCCGTAGATATTGCCCAGGGGGGTAACTATGCCTATGCTATGCCGGCCGTTGATTATGTTGACCAACAAGGCAATACAATTACTTTGGTTGAAAATACCGATTATGAAGTTGATTTGGCCGAAAACCCCCCTAGCCTTTATTTGCCGCCTCAAATCTATTGGCCGTTAACGCAAGCGGGAAAAGCCAAGGCCGTTTCCATTGATTTTGTCGCGGGCTATGGGCCAACGGCCTCTACCGTTCCACCATTGCTAAAAACTGCGGTTTTGTTGTTGGTTGGCCATTGGTACGAAAACCGGGAGGCCGTGGGCTCCGTTGGTTCGGAAATAGCTTTGGCGGTTGATTCGATTCTTAAAATTTACCGAACCGGTGATTATCAGTAATGCCTACAATTGGCGATTTGCGCGAACGGCTTGAGCTGCAATCCTCTACGGATGCCTTGGATTCCTACGGCCAACCAACGCGAACTTGGACAACATATTCGACAGTTTGGGCTTCTCTTATGCCAACGGGAGCTTCGGAGCCTTCAATCGCAAATCAGCAAACCCCACAAGCCAAATTCAAAATTACAATTCGCTACCAATCGGGCGTAGCGTCTACCCATCGGGCCACAATGGGCGCAAGGGTATTCAATTTTGAATCCGTTGTTAATCTTGAGGAACGGTCTAGGTGGCTTGAAATTCAAGCAACGGAGCTGATTGGTGGATAAAAATACTGGCGGCAAATTGGTTATAGATTTCGACAATGCGGAAATTACCGCATTGGCCAATGCGTTGCGCGTCAACGGGCCCAAGCAAGTCAACAAGGCATTTCGAGCGGCCGCAAATCGGGCCGGAACCCTATTGGTCAAGGCCGTTAAAGCCAAGATCCCTAAGTCTAGTAGCAAGAAATTGCCAATTCCAGGCGGGCAAGGCAAGGCCTTGGTTGCCGGAAAAACCGGGCTTTTGAAAAAATCAATTATCAAAAAGGTAGTAACCAACCGGCGCGGCCGAACCATTTTGATTGTTGGCCCAAACAAGGATAAAACCGTAGACGCTTATAGCCCTTGGCTCAAGCGCATGATTACGGTCAGGGCTAGTAGATATGCGCATTTAGTCGAATTGGGGTTTGTCCAAAAGATTCGCGGGCGCACAAAGCGCATTCCCGCCAAGCCATTTTTCCGGCCGGCAATGGATGAAAGCCGGGCCGCAATCATTGAAATAACTGCAAAATCTTTGGCTTTAAGTCTTGAGAAGGTATTTCAAAAACAATCCGGTAAATCAAGGAAAAAAGCCGCGTGAGTATGCTAGGCAAGCTAGTAAGGGATTACTTAATAACCCAAACCGGGTTTGCTGCAACTTTTCCGGGAGGGCTAAACCCCGATAGTAACCCGGTTGATTACGCTCTGCCTTTTGGGGTTTACCAAGGGATTTCCCGCACTAGGGAAAGACTTTTAACTAACGCGGTTTGGTACACGGTAGAGCGAATACAAATTTCAATTGCCGCAATGACGCGGGCCCAGGCGCAAGCCGGGGCCCAATGGATTGCCGACAAATTATCATTAGCCCCGGGCTTGCAAACAATCGGAAGCACCAAAGTTTATTATCTAAAAGTAGATGATGAATCGGCCCAAGCCGAACTACTTGGCGATGGTTCCGATGAGTCAGTAAGAACGGTTGAAATTGATATCCTTGGGGCCTATTTGGAGTCTTGACAATGCCTAGCCCAATCCTTCCGGCCGGTACTACCGCAACGATTGCCGACCTTCCAAGCGGCGCGCCATCATCTTTGGCAAACCTTAGAACTATTGGTGGCAATGATGCAACCATGGCGTTTGCGGATGTTACCGCTCTAGCCGATTCGGAACTTAAGCGGCTTCCCTCAAGGATTGATCCGGGAACCGTGCAGTTTACTTTTTTCCTGGATGATACGGCTACGGCCTCAAACCAACTCACAACTTTGCGGACAAAACAAACCGCTAAGACTAAGGTTAGAATTGCGGTTGATTTGCCCGGAACTATTGACGCTTCAACGAAGATCATTCAATACGATGGCTATATTTCGACGGTTGGTAGCCCTGAAGTAGGCTCAACTGATGATGCCCTTCAGTACACGGTAACGCTTCAGGTTTCGTCGGCCTGATTTTTTTTAGTAAGGCGGGAGGCTTTATGGCGATTCTTAGCGCGGCCCAAATCCTTGGGATTAAGCCCAAGGTTTTGGCCGTTGAAGTGCCAGAGTGGAACGGTTCGGTTTTTGTGCGTGAATTGTTGGCCAATGAACGCGATTGGTTTGAGGCTTGGCAATTGCACAATGATGGAAACGCGGATAGATTCCGGGGCGTTCGGGCCAAGATTGTTGCGTACTGCATTTGCGATGAGTCCGGCAACCGTCTTTTTAGTGATGAGGATTCAACCAAGCTTGGGGAGTTGCCGGCCCGGGGCTTGGATCGGGTTTTCTCCGCGATTCTTGAACTTAATGCACTTAATGGCGAATCAATCAAGAGTGCGGAAAAAAACTAAAAAATAGCCCAAGGCGCAGATTTCTTTTTCGTCTTGCCTTAGCTTTGGGCTGCACCGTTGCCGAACTGGGACAAAGATTATCCGCAAGGGAACTTGCGGAATGGTGGGCATTCTCAAATCTTGAGCCCTGGGGAGAACGGCGCGCTGATTTGCG